CAAAAGAACTAGCTGATATAGGTTATAATTATTTACAGATATCAGCAGAGGCAGATCATTGGATGCTTACGAATCAAGTAACACATGAAAAAAATCCATTGATAGGTAATTTTAAAGATGCACAAGTACCGGGATCTTATGCTAAATATGCAGATAGATTAATGGAAATACTACTAGTTCAAACAATACCTGTAATGAAAGCTAAAACAAACTTAGATCTAATACCTACCTATTCTTACACAAGATTATATAGAACAGGTAATATATTAAACAGACATAAGGATAGACCTAGTTGTGAGATATCAACAACACTTAATTTAGGTGGCGACCCATGGCCAATATTTATAGATCCAACAGGAGAAAACAATGTTATTGATGAATATCAAGGTGTTATAAAACCTGATGCACCTAAAGGTGTACAAGTTAATTTAAAACCAGGTGATATGCTTATATATTCTGGGTGTGAGTTAGAACACTGGAGAGAACCTTTCCAAGGCAAGTTATGCGGACAAGTATTCCTACACTATAATCATGCAAATGGACCCTTTGCAAAATCTAATTTGTATGATAAAAGACCTATGTTGGGTATACCCAAAACTCGTTGATTCACAACGCACTTTAATATAATCTAAAGGACATATGTTACAAAAAATAGGATTTCAGCCTGGGTTTAATAAACAAGTTACTTCAACTGGTGGTGAAGGACAATGGAAAGCTGGAGACAATGTTAGATTTAGATATGGTACACCTGAAAAAATAGGTGGTTGGGCACAATTAGGTTCTGTTGATATTACAGGTCGTAACACAGCTATTCATCATTTTATAAATACATCAGGTATTAAGTATGCAGCCTTAGGAACTAATAGAATTTTATATGCATACTCTGGTGGTATTTTTTATGACATCCATCCTTTAAAAGCTACAACAACTTTAACTAATGCTTTCTCTACAACTAATGGATCAGCTGTTGTAACTATTACTTTTGCATCTGATCATGGTATTGGTGCAGGTGATATTTTATTATTAGATAACTTTACAGCTATCACAGGTTCTAATTTTGTATCTACTAATTTTGATGACAATAAATTTCAAGTTACATCTATACCTACATCAACAACTTTAACAGTAACCATGGCCTCTAATGAAGGTGGTTCTGGAGCAACTACCTCTGGTGGTATTAGAGTAAAACATTATTACCCTGTAGGACCAGCTCAAGAAGTTGCCTCAACAGGTTGGGCTTTAGGACAATGGGGCGGAACACAATCAGGACAATTTACTTCTACTTTAGCTGCAAATATTAATACATCAGTTACAAGTTTAACAATGGCTAGTGCTACATCTTTTCCATCAACAGGAACAATTATTATAGCCTCAGAATTAATTACATACACAGGAAAAAGTGGTAACACATTATCAGGTTTAACTAGAGGAGCATCAGGCACAACTGCTGCATCTCATTCATCAGGAGCTACAGTTACAGATGCTTCTAAGTTTGCAGGTTGGAACTCAGCTCCATCAGGAGACGTTGTAACTGATCCTGGTTTATGGGCATTAGATAATTTTGGTAACACTTTAATTGCATCTATCTTTAATGGAGAAAGTTTTTCTTGGAGTGCTAATGCAACAAACGCTACAAACACAAGAGCAGTAATTATATCAGGAGCACCAACTGCTTCTAGAAATATGTTAGTATCTGCACCCGATCGTCACTTAATATTTTTTGGAACAGAAACAACTATTGGAACTAAATCTTCACAAGACGAAATGTTTATAAGGTTTTCATCTCAAGAAGATATTAATACTTACACACCCACAGCGATTAACACAGCAGGTACACAAAGACTATCTGATGGATCAAGAATAGTAGGAGCTCTTAGAGGTCGTGATGCTACATACATTTGGACTGATACTGCTTTATTTATTATGAGATTTGTTGGACCACCATTTACTTTTTCTTTTCAACAAGTAGGTACAAACTGTGGATTAATAGGTAAGAATGCTTGTGTTGAAGTTGATGGTTCTGCTTATTGGATGTCAGATAATGGTTTCTTTAGATACACAGGTAAACTAGAATCATTACCATGTTTAGTAGAAGATTTTGTTTATGATGATATTAATGTAATACCTAAAGAACACATCAATGCAGGGCTAAACAACTTGTTTGGTGAGGTTATGTGGTTCTACCCTAACTCAGGCTCAGGAATTGTTAATAGAGTTGTAACTTATAATTATTTAGATTCAACATCTGAAAGACCTGTATGGACTACAGGTACATTAGCTAGAACGGCGTGGCAAGATTCTGCTGTATTTGGTAAACCTCATGCATCAGAATATAATTCTAGTGGTACAACACCTTCAACAAGCAAAGACCATGTCATTGGATGTACTGATGGTACATCAACATACTATGAACATGAGACAGGATTAAACCAAGTTAAAGAAGGATCAACTACTGCCATTGCAGCCAACATAGAATCAGGAGATTTTGATATTGGACAATCAGGTGGTTTAATAGGAACAGGTAATGATGGTGAGTACATGATGAAAATTAGAAGAATAATACCAGACTTTTTATCACAAACAGGTGATGCAAGAATTACATTAAACTTAAGAGACTTTCCAAATGATGTTTCTGCAAGTTCTTCGTTAGGACCTTTTACAATAACAAGTGGTACACAGAAAATTGATACACGTGCAAGAGCTAGATCAATATCGTTAAAAGTAGATAATACTAGTACAAGTCAGTTTTGGAGACTTGGTACATTTAGATTAGATATACAACCAGATGGTAGAAGATAATGGCTAGAATAGTACAATCATTAACACAACAAGGTAAAGAGTATGATCAACAATTACAATTGTCTTTTCTTAGAGATATAGATGGTATTGTACAAAAACTTAACACAACGTTTCAACAAGATGTAAAAGATGAAGTAGAAGCGTTTAACTTCTTTTTAGCATAATGGCAAATTCTTTTGTAAATAAAAAAGTAGATTTAACATCGACAAGTGCTACAACATTGTATACAGTTCCGTCTGCTACAACTGGTGTAATAAAGTCTATACTAGTATCAGAAGATTCAGGTAATGCTGATACTATAACAGTCACTATTACTAATACAGCTTCTGCTGTATTTAGTTTATTTAAGACTAAAACTATAGCAGCTAATGGAACTACAGAACTATTAACAGCACCTTTAGTATTAGAGGAAAGTGAAGTGTTAAAAGTTACAGCAGCAACCGCAAATAGACTACATGTGGTGCTTTCTGCTTTACAAATTAAACCTAGAGATACTATAACATAGTCTTGATTTACTAGGAAAAACCTAGTAGATTAGTAAACTCAGGTGAAATTCCTGCCTTAAAATTTAATTAAATTACACATATGATAAACAGAGCTCTTATGCAAAGACAGTTACAAAACAGAGGTGGAATGACCGTAGGTTCTATACGTCAAAAATATGGACTAGGAAGTTTAGTCGGTAGAGAAAAATTTGGTTTAGGTAGTGATTTTCAAGATTTTAAAGATAAAGCTTTAGGTAAAGTTAGAAAACTTATTCCAAATGAATTAGCAGATATTGCAGTTAAAGCTGCACCGTTTGTTGCACCTTTTAATCCTGGTATTGCAGCAGCAATGAGAGGTATTGGAAGATTTGATCAAAGAGGAAGTATGAGTGATGCATTTAAACAAGCAGCGGGAACTTATGCAGGAGGACAAGCTGCTAGATATTTAGGTGGTCAAGGTTTCCAAAAAGGGTTTGGAACATCTGGGAATAGGTTTACTTCTCCAATAAAATCAGGAAATAAATTTTCTAATTTTTTAGATACAGGTAAGGAAAAGTTGAAAGAATTAATAAAAACTGAGGGAACTTCTAATACAGCTAAAGATATATTAAAAAATCAATTTCTTATAGGAGGTGGAACAGCTTTAGTATCTTTAATATCACAAGGTCTTATAGATGAACCTGAACAAGAAGCAGGTGAAAGCATAAATGATTTTATGGCTAGAAGAAAAATATCAGTTTCAAAACAATTAAAAACTTATCTTGGCAACACGAACAAATTTAGAGGTATGTCAGAGGAAGAATTAGATACCTTAGTAGCACAAAACATGACAGAGTATGATAAAGACTTTGCATCAGGTTCGGGTGGCTACAATCAAGGTGGTAGAGTTGGTTTAGCAAATGGTAGTGGTGGTATTAGTATGACTAACACTGCAGCACAGAACAGAGCAATTAACAACGCGCAACGAGCACAGAATCAAGAACAGTTGCAAAAAGGCAGAGATGTTCAAAAAGCTACACAAGAATTAGATTCATATTTTGGTAAAGGATCTTCAACTTCTAATCCAAATAGACAAGCTTTTATTACAAAAAATTTTAATTCTATGCCTGTTCAAAGTGCAGCTGGTTTTAATTTTTCTGGTGCTATTTCAGATCCTTTTAATGTTATGAGCTATGATTCTAAAAATAGAGCAGGTATAATAAATACTATTGCTTCAAACTA